CAAGAAATTAACTATAGCCCGCGAGAATTTATAACTGATCAACAACACAGTTATCCTGATCTTACAAGTCGTTGGGCTTTATTTTCAACTATAGATTTAAATAATACAATTACTAAGGGTACTGTTTTAGCCGTTTACCATATGCCTTATCATTTTTTGCAAGCTAATTGGGATAATCCAATCACAACTCCCTTTAAAATTTTTGATTTTTATCGTGGAGGAATGAAATTAAAAGTTCAGATGAATATTCCCAAGACCAATCAATTTGCATTACAAGTAGGTGTAGTTCCACATTTATTAGAGCATGATCGTTATGATGAATTGCTCAACATCCATACTGTTTCTCAACAAGCTGGTGGTAGAATGAATGGTCATAAGGAGACTAGTTTAGCTATAGATATTCCTATTCAATCTTATTTAAATGTTATACCTATTAGGGTTAATTCAAATGCTTTAAATTTATATACTTATAGTTTTAGTGTAATCGCTTTGACTGATTATGAAATTTCTACTGGTGGTATTGATTCTTCTAAGATATTGTTATATGCTAATTTTGAAAATGACTTGGAGTTTAGTGGTATGCGACCTCAGGATAACATCTTTCCTGAAAATGTCCTTATTCCAAATCCAGACGCTGTTCGTGAAATTATAATACCATCAATGATGGTTGGTGCTGCTAGTGCTGTTAAATATGGTGCCATGATAGGTGTTGCTAAAGTTGTGAGTGGTGAAATTAATTCACAAGGTAAAGGAGCATTAGATGGTGTCAAATCTAGTATTGGACTTGGCAATAGACAAAAAGCTAGATCTAACAATTCTAATGCTGAAAGGCAACATAATAAAACGAATGTTCGCCGTTCAAATGATGACAAAGCCAACGACCTGAGTAATAAGACAATACATCAGTCAACAAGTATTGATCTCGCTAGTGGTTGTGGATCTTACTCTGGTTCTAATTACCGTTTGCAAGAAGCTGGTTGTGTTACTTCAGTCGACCAATTTAACAGTGTGGAGAGAATAAATACCCTTAAGGATATTATGAGCATTAAGTCGTTTATAACTAGCTTTAAGATAAGCAGTGTTGACCCTCCAGGAACACCTTTATTTGGTATGAAAGCCCAACCTAGTCTTAATCAGCCCTTCCTATATGGTAGCCAATTTGGCAATGATATGGGAAATTGGGCTGCTGTTGATCAAATTACTGGTTGGTTTGAAAACTACCAAGGTAAGATTAGATTACATTTTACAGCTGTTGCTGATGGTTTTAAAACATTTCGACTTCGTGTTGCTTTCGTACCTAATAGTCTAACTTTAACATATGATGAGTCAGCTTCTGTTTACTTTAGTACTTATGATGTAGGCCCAGATTTAAACACTGGCTTGGATTTTGAATTTGAAGTACCATTTATACATGCTAGCCCTAATTATAAATTAAGAGATAATCAAGGGAATAGTTATGTTTCAGGTTCTATTCATGTCTTTGTAGAACAAGCAATTCAACAGCCAGAAAATGGTTATCAGAGTTGTGATATTCTAGTCTATAAAAATATTAATCCTAATGAATATGGTGTTGGTATCCCAGGTAATAATGTTAGTCGCTTAATAGCTGACCCTATATTAGAATCCGCCTTTGTTAGTTTTACATTAGTAGGTAATACATTTAGTTCATATGTTAATGGTTCTCTACAGACTTCAACTTTATTGACCGTTGGTGGTAGTATTTTTCTTAACACACTTAATGCGACTTTTATCACTGACTCTGTCAATGAATTTAATTGGAATTATAATCCCTTGGAGGGTTCATTGGCATTACGTTTAGCCATCCATCGAGAAGATTCATCAACCTCCATAAATGTTTTGTGGAATAATGGAACCTCTTGGGCGGATATAATTCCTCCGAGCACAGTAGTTAATAAACAATGGTACTTTAGCGGTCCTTCATTAGGTTTAGTAGTAGGCTTGAGAACACCCAAAGATGCCATTAAATCCAAATCTAAATTGGTCTTTGAAGACTTTGACGATGAAGTAATAACGCCATCTATGGACCCTCGCTTTTCTGATGATCAATTGCTTAAAGTAACACCTGCAGTTGAGGAGAAGGTTGCAGCATTACTTGGAGAGGAACATTCAGATCTTGATGACAATATGCGTAGATTTGCCCACATCATGTCTTTTCCAAGTGTTAATGTTTCGGAGATGAGCTCACCTACTAGAGTTTTATCTCTTCCTGCTAATTTTGGAGCTCCTCTGTTTCGCGATCAATTACCGTATAATATTCGTAGAGATAAACTCGTGCACATACATGATGCTTTCCGTTTTACACGGGGATCATTGAGGTATGTTGTTAACATAAACTCCCTCCGCCAACTTCCTTTCAATTCAGGAACTTTTACAGTAATACATAAGCCACAAGTGGATAATTTACCCTTTAATTTTGCGGATCAAATTACTCAAATGCCATATGAAAATATTGGTTATGGTGAAAGTCTTTTTATTCTTAATCAAAATGGGTCCCATACTTTTGAGATTCCTATGTATACACCCAATGCGTGTTTAGTTAATTCTTCATATCTTAGCGACTATAATCTAATAAAATATTCACAAGCTTTAGGAACTATTGATTTTATGTACACTGGTCCGGCATGTGAGTATGCTGTAGAAATTAAAAGAGCTTGGGGTGATGATGTTAAAATGAAAAGTTTCATTGGTTTCCAACAACGAGAACCAGTGTATCCCAGTGGCGAGATACCATTTTACAATGTAGAAGATCGCATTTTTCCATCAATGCTTAATTCATTCAAGGAAACAAATGTGAAATTAGACACTTGTTTGGATGCTGTCACTGGATTGTGTGATGACATCAAAGTTGGAACTCAACATCTCGTTTCAACTAGTGCTAATGTTTCGCATATGTTGGAGACGAATGTTACGAAAATGGAAAACTCAGTCTCGGATTTTCTTACTAGACTGACGTGTTCTGGGGATACTATGGAAAGTGTTACTACCATAATTCTCCAGTCACTTCAGGTCTATAGTAATCCTAAAGTTTCAACAATTTGCTTATCAATTGCTCAAATTCTCGTTAGTACTAAGCTCTTTATCTTCGATAATATTTCTAAAGCTGTCAAATACTTAACACCTATTTTTAGTAATCTTATGGGTGATGGTATTAGTCCTTCAATGGAAGTTCCAAATGACAATAATGCGCTTATTGAATTCTCAATATACTTAACTAGTTGGTTGTGTGGTTGTTTAGCCATTAACAAGGAAGCGAGAAGAAGTATTGTAGGTGTCTCTAAGCATGTTATTAGTAATAGTTTCATGCAAGGGATTGATGTCCAAACTAAAGTCTTAAAATTTTTAGAAAATGTTTTAAAATACTTAAAGAAAACTATGGTTTTTATTTTAGAAAAATTTTTTCCTGAATGCAGTTGGTTAGATTCTCTTAAAAATGGTGCATTTGTGCGCTGGTTAAATTATGCTGCAGCTTTTTCAGATCCAATGTTAATCGCAAAAATGAAGACAGATAACTCTTTGGTTAAAGCTTTATATACCCTCATTCATAAGGGTGATCAATATTTAATAAATTGTGAGAATCCTCTAATTAGACCCAAAATTATGACTTATCTTTCTGGTATGAAAGCTATAAGGAAAGACCTCGTAGCTCTTGGAACTAGTCCCGTTGCTAAATTTGATCCTTTTTTTTTATATTGCTGGTCCTAGTGGTATTGGTAAATCTTATGCTGCAAAAAAAATAATTAATATGATTAATCAACGTATTTTAAAGTTACCTAAAGTTAATATTTTTACAGTTCCTGTCGATGCCTTCTGGGAAGGATATTCTTTAAACCCCATAATTGTGTTTGATGATTTTGGTCGTACGACACCTTTGGATGTTCAAGTTTCGGACCAGGCACGTTTGAGATGCATGAAAGGACCAGCCGATGCTATAATTCCTAAAGCCTTTGCTGATAAGGGGACGACTTCTGTGGCACGTTTAATACTATGTCTATCCAACAGAGCTTATCCACTTATAAACAACATGGATGATGAAGTTGTTTGTAATGGTAGAGATGTAGTTGTTAGAGCTGCTGCAGACTTTTCTAATTTCACAAGGTGTACTAAATGTCTTAAGTTTGATATAAAATGTGCTTTGTGTCGATCTATTAAAGTTAACACTGACATGCTTGATGAATTAAGTCACCTCAGATTTAAAAGATTACCTGTTTTAGCCACGGATCAAACTCAATCAGAAAAGCGTTACCCCCAAGTTCATACATTGGAGACACTCTTAGAATCACTATATCCTGAAATGGAGGCATATTACGCAGCTGCGAATAAGCGTTATGCCGCTGATGTAAGAGAGAAGTTAGATTTAGATCCTGAAGACGATATAAGTGATTTTATAATTCCTCAAAAGCCTTTTGAAATGGTCACTCAAATTTTCAATGATAAAGAACTTGATGAATGTTTTGATACTTTCAAGAAAAACGTTAATTTAGAAACTTATAATAATAAAAGTTTTCGAGTAAATTATGCTGATGCTGCAGTTCGTATGGCAGATCTTAAAAGTAAAATGAGAACTGTAGAGCTTGCAGAAAGTTCTAGTTTAGATCCAAATGTTAAACCTTTTAATGTAGCCGTTCAAAATTTTGTCTTTTCCGATGATTGTGCTTCAACATCTAAACAAGGGCCTCCAACTATAGAAATAAATCCATCTTTTATAGACATACCCAGACCTTCGATGAGAACTTTAACATTCCATGAACTTTTCTCTACTGATAAGAAAGATTGTGAGCATTATGCGATATACTCAACACTTGGGGCTCTCCCAGATCTTGAATTTGATAAAGATCAAAAACCCATCTGGGGGAAATGTGACAAGAAGAAGTGCAATTGGAAAAATTCGATAGAAGCTTTAGAATTTCTCAAAAAATTTGGTGATGAGTGTTGCGCAAAAAATGTTTTTCCTCAAAATTTTCCGTTATACTACATTAGACATGAATTGATGTGCTATCAAGAACTTCGTAATGAACAAGAAAGAATTTTAAACACTTCAAAATGGCAGTTAATTACTCAATATCAAAATTCAATAGCCTTAGCTCTTACTGCCATTGGTTTTGCTGCGACTGCTACATTTTTGTACAGAATGGCTATAAAACCAGCAAGAAACCCAACAATGAATATTGTTAATGAAGGAGACATCAAGCCAGCAGCTCGTAGTGAGTATGATGGTGGTAAAGGTTTTAAAGTCAAATTTTTGCAAAGGGGAACAAAAGTTAGAAAAGTAACTAGTAACCTTATAAAGAAAGCACCTGGGGTTTCGATGAGTCCACATCAACCAGCAACTAGGTTTCTGAATAAATTTTCATCATCTAAAATGGACATTGTTTATAAAGGGAAAGTCTGGTGTTCTGCTGTGTGTGTTTCTCCTAAAATCTATTGGACTCAGTTTCATGCTTTAAGTCACTTATTTCATATTGTTGCTGAAGATCTCAAAGCAACTTATGAAAAGTTTAAAAAAGAAGGTAAGGATACTAATACGCACGACACCATGATTTCTGTTCATGATCTCCATAAATTAATTTTTGTTAAAATAGGAGTAAAGGGTACTGCTGTTAAAATTGAGGTTCCTCCATACGTGTTTCTTCAAGACATGAATAAAAACATCTTCTATGCTGATAAAGATGATAAAGTTCTATTTAATTTCGATCACAAGAACTTTAATTGCACAGATTTATATTCAAACATCGTTTCGGAAGGTAGTAAAGTTGACTACAATGACTGCTATATCGTTCGGTCTAGACCACAAATAGACAAGAGAAAACCATGGAATGATATAACAATGGCTAGTCATGTAGTTGAATTGAATGCTAATTGGAGTTATGAGACAAAAGACACACCATGGTGTGTTGATGAAAAAGGGGAACCTATTAAGCTCGCTGTTGAGCTTAGTGGGTTTCGCTGCCATAATCCATTTGAAGAAAATGAGTATAAAGTGATGTGTGGTAGTCTTTTGGTTGACGGTAAGAGCGAAAAAGTTATTGGTATTATGAGTGCTTCCAGTTCTAAGTGCTTATATTTCAATGCTATCTCTACTCAATTATTGAAGGAAATTGGTGTTGACCCTGTGACTGAAGCCTTGATACACACTGTTGATAATGAAGAAGCCTATGAACCAATATTACCAGCCTGTATATCTGAGATTGGTGATGTTCGTGCCTTAAAACCTAAAATCCACATGTATCATAGTGTTAAGACCCAAATTAGACCATCAATATGTCATGAGTTATTTTGCGAAGCCCAAAGGAGCCCGGTGGAAATATCAACAGATGGAGACAAAGGACAGAGTAGTTTCAAGAGAGCTATAGTAAATTACATCCCACATAAGGACATTGGAGAGAGAGTGTTGGAAATGGCGGCAAGCGATTTAAAACTTTTGTACATGACAGCGCGAACGAATTTGGAATATCAATCTGTGAGGAGTATGAAAGAAGCAGTCTGTGGTATTGAGGGCATTGTTAAGAGTATTAACATGAATACAAGTCCTGGTATGCCTTGGATTATCAAAGGTGGAAAGAAGAAAGATCTTGTTTTTTATTCTGAAGGTGTCTATGATGGCATTGCTCCAGATTTAGAAAAGGTTCTTAGTTTGGAGATGGAAATGATGAAGAGTGGTATTGTACCTTTTACAATTAGTGCTATTTCACACAAAGATGAGTTGAAAGAAGATCCCTCTAAGGTTCGTTTGATCCAAGGTAGTCCATTATCATTTACTTTGCACAGTCGTCAATACTATATGGATGCTCTAAATGCTTTTACAGTTGATCGTAATCGTTTGGAGCATGCTGTTGGAATTGATGTTTACTCCAATGAGTGGCATGATCTAGCAACCTCCCTCTTATCGTATGGTAACAACATCTGTGTTGGAGATTTTAGTAAATTTGGACCCCGTCTTAATACTAAAATGTTAAGACATGTAAATGACATTCACAATTCTTGGTACACTGCGCGAGGCGAGACTGAAGAAGAAAAACACATAAGAAGGATGCTTGGTGAGCGGATATTGGATAGTGATAACATCGCCTATGGTTTCATTTTCAAAACATTGTGTGGTGCACCTTCTGGTAACATCAAAACTGTCTTCAACAATACAACATGTAACCAATTGTATTTTCGCTGCGCTTGGATTGAGATCATGTCTAAGCTCAAACCCGATTTGGCAAATGTAATGAAGTTTTCAGAATATGTAAAGTTCTATTGTTATGGTGATGATGTTATTTTTTCTGTTAAGGATGAAATTAAGGAAATTTTTAACAATGAGACATTATCGCAATATTTTGAATCAATCGACATTAAATATACCGACACAACGAAAGATGGGACCATCAGAAAATATTGCAGCTTGTTAGAATCTACTTTCCTGAAGAGAGGTTTTAAACTCTTTGAGAGTGGCACAGTAGGTGACATCTGGATAGCGACAGTTACTGAAGAACAAGCCTTCGATATGATGAATTGGTATAGAAAACAAAAGAATGTGTCCGAACTTGAAAACCCAACTTACAAAATTAAAGCCGTCATTGATAACGCTGGTAACTCGTTAAGAGCTTATTGGTGTTTTGGACGCGAAAAATACAACAATTATCAAATGAAGTTGATATCCTATATTAGTGATTATATAGGTAAACATTATCCTAATCAACTTTTTGATATGAAACCAATAATGCTTAGTTTCGAAGCATTACAAGAAGAATATGGTATTCCATATTATGAAAAAGACCTAGCTAAAATAACTGAAGATCCAATGTTGCTA